TGGGCTCGGAGATGTGTATAAGAGACAGGTTCTAAATACTTCCTCAATCCAGCTATCCGGCACCCACGCCCCAAACACATCCGCCATCGCCCCGACAAAAATGTTGTTTCCCATTTTCAGCTTATCCAAAGTATCCATACGGTATCGGTGATAGGTAGGCTCAAATCCGAACGGGTAAACCAAAGCGTTACCTGTTTCGTTCATCATAGGTTTTTCAAGGAGATAGAGCAGGCCCGATCCATTTGCTGCATCTACCAGCTGATAATCCGCTTTTGCCATCTTATTCAGCCTTACATCACCGGCGAATCGAGCTGTCATCGTCCTCGCATAACAGTAATGGCATCCGTGACGGCATCCCGTGATAGGATCCCATGTATTATCGCACCATTCGATTTTTGATTTATTCATCATCCGTCTCCTCCCAAAACTCTCCGCAATACATTGTCTGTCCCTTGCCGCCAGGTCTCTCTTTGCCGATTCGGGCCGTATACCCAGCCTTAATCAGCAGGCAACAAAGTGTATTCCTGTCTTCGTCGTTCAGCTTCATAAGCAGATTCTTGATTTTATGTCTTTCCTGTTTTTCCATATCATCCCGCCTTTCTCTTTGCCTGCTTATTCTTCTTTATTGTCGCAAGCATGAATTTCTCGAATGCATCCGCAAACGCTTTTACCTCTGGTGTCATAGCGCAATTGTGGAGTCCCCTGCACTGAGCCACCCTATTGTCCTTCCACTCCATCGTGTAGTACGGTTTCTCCGGAGAATCCTCCTTCCTGATAAAGAATATCTCGGTTTCGCCCTTTGCCACCCTTTCCACATATCCACCGACGCAATGATGGAGTGCTTCTCCCTCTGCTCTGATATCCTCCGCAGATTTCGGCACCACCAAAATCAATCCTTTTCCTTTCAATGCAAATGCATTCGTAATCCCGCCATTCGCCTTTAAAATTTCTGCGAGTGCCTCCCTACTCTGCTCCATTTTTTTCTTTGCGGCTCTTTCCTGACGCCTCTTTTCCGCTGTGGCCTTCTTATCCTGCAGATCCTGATACTCTTTGGCTGTTCGGTCGTGAACCTTCTTAAAGTTCTTTGGCATATATATGAACATATTGTCCAGATCGTATTTCAGCTCCCTGCACCACCCGATATACTCCAGCCAGTCATTCGCCATATTCCGTTTGCGCTCAATCCGGGGATCCTCCCGCTCTGTGTATCTCATATAGGAATACTGCCAGCATCCGCTTTTGTCGCCCACCGGATAATTCTCACTCTCTTTTGTGATGTATTTCACCAGCTTGTGGAGCGAAACCTTGCGGTTTGCCTGCTTTAAAAGGTCGGTGTTGCACTTAAATGTCTCGTAGTATTCCTGCAACTGCTCCGGCTTGAATTGTAGGCCTATTTGTTGTGAGACCTGTAACAATCTCAGCACATAATGATTCCCGTCAACCGCCTGCAGCACCTTGGTATTCACTTTTGTAAGTCCCAATATCTCATAAATGGTTTTGCCTTTATAATTCACATCGCCAACCATTCTGCCGTAATACTCTTTATGGTCGATGATATTGACTGCCAGATTATTCAGTCCCATTTTGCACAACCACTCCAATTTCGGGAAATCCAGATATGCCTTTATTGCCCGCTGATAATATACTGATACCGTCGGAATATTGGCCGACAACACTTCCAAGGCCGAATACTTCATAGGCGTGTGTTCCCATGCCCCAGGGAGATTTCCCGGATATAAAATACATTCCCCACAGTCTATATATCCGTTACCCGGACACCATCTCGGCAGCCCCCGTTGTTTATATACGCCCCACTCATAAGATTCATAGGCCGGTTTTCCTCCAGGAAATGTGTAAAATGCCCTGCCAGCTTCATATTCATATTGCTCAACTGCGATCTCTTTAATATCCGCCACGGAAATTTTGCCCCGAATGTGCCTTCTGGCATTAAAATACCGAAGAACAAAGCCATCTCCCAGAGAATCCACATACATAAACCACCGTTCATCAATGATTTGTGACGGCATTCTTCCTTCTGCCTTCACTGTAACCCGGCTTCCGCAAAACGGGCAGACGCCCTTTTCATTGTTCCGTAAACGGATCTCTTTTCTATCCACTCTGCCGGTATTTTTACAGTGTGTGCACTTGCATACCGCCATCCCTTTTTTATCTTCTTTGTAAATCAGATAGCGGCTGAAACTCATTCCCGTATCCCACACCCAGTCAAAAAATTCCGCCGGTGCATCCTTGATCGGCTCCATTACCGCATCGATCTTATCCGTTTCCTTCTTACGCCGTGCATCCAGACGCTTATCTTTAACCTCATCCTGAAACCGATGTATGGCTGTCCATGGATTATACTTATCCTCCGGGTCTTGATACTTACTGAAAAAAACATCTATAATTTCTTTTTCCTCCTCGGACCAGATAAAGACATTCTCCTTCCACGAGCCTTCCCTTTGTTTGTAGTCCCATGTATAAGTCAGTGGAGAAAAATTTGCCATATTGTCCAGCGCCCCTGTCAGCCATTTCACCTTAGATGTTTTCATATCCTGCGTAATATAATCGCTTTCTGAAAAGAACGTCCTAAAATCCGCTTCCAGTTTACTTTTGCATACTTCGCTGATCCGATAGAAAGTCATCTGCAGTATTCTTTCATCATTAAGCAGTTTAGCTGTCGCTATGTGCGTCATGCCGCCGAGCCGCCTCGCGATTTTTGCCATATCCGGAGTCGCGGGGTCTCTCGGTTCTTTTGATAATTTACGCTTATCCAAATTCGGCACCCCCTCACATTCCCATCAGGGAGAACATATCGAGCTGCCCATCTATGTCCTTTGAGGCTTTCTTTTTCTGCTTTGGTGGATCCATGGACTTTTCTTCCGCCTCTTTCTCTGAGGATTGTTTCGCATTTTCCCCGTCTTCCTTTTTCTTCTCGGCTGCTTTCTTTTTACGTTCTTCCTCTTTTTTCTTGCGCTCGGCAGCCTCCTTTGCTCTCCTCTCCTCCTCTGCTTTATCGTCCTTGTGGTAATAATCCTCTGCCCACTCATAGACCACATCATCCTGAATCGCCGCACTATTTCCCTTTTCCTGTTTTCTGGCCTGCTCGAATATGTACTTATAGCACTTACTCCAAGTCTTGTGTTCTTGCATAACGTCCTGCGCCAGCCCGTTATCCTCCTCGCAGCGTTTCAGCAGATGTCCAATGACAGGCTCCGCAAAAGTCTTATCTTTTGCATCTTTCATTTCCTTTTCCAGTTTCTCCTTGGCCATTTGCTTGACAGGCTTATCGTTCTCCTCCTTGGCAGCTGCAATTTCCTCCGCGGTCGGTGCCGGCAATCCTGTGACGATTTCCTTCAAAGATGCTGTTCCCATAGGAATCACATCATTATCTTCCCAATTATCCGTAATATTCTCTTTTTCCTCCTCTGTCTCCGCAACGGAATCAGCAATCATTTCATCTTCCTTCATGACATACCCATATTCTTTTTCAAGCCGCTTATTCTCCACATCAAAAAGTGTGTTGCCATCCGCATCATAGAATACCGTTATCTCTTCACGCTTCAAGACCTTGTATGTCTTGCCGTATGATATGACATTTGCCTGCGTACTTCCATCAGAATATGCTGTTTTGAGATATTCTCTGACCACATCTCCCCATGTAACTCCGTAGACATTATCATTTTTATTTACCTTCGTCACCGCAAAATGCTGGATCTCCGGTGCTTCTGTAAAATGCTGGATCTCTGTTTTCATAGCCTTCCTCCTGTCCATCAAAATTAAAAAACATAAAATAGCGCTCTTTTTCCATTGTTTTTACCGTGGTTCCAATTCCACCAAATAAGTTTCGCATCAACATAGCAGTCCGGCGCATCTCCCATACCTGGTGCATGAACATCGGCATTATCCACAGTTCCTGTCCTTCCTTTTCCTTCGGGAATAGAACATGTCCTGTCTGCGGATTCGCGAGGCTGTCACCAACCGTAATATATCCAGGGCAGCCAAGTAGCGAAAGTTGAATATATGCCATTTTTGCTACCACAGGATCGATATCCTGTCCGACAAACAGCGCGCTGGTCTGATAATTCACCTTGCATTCCCGGAATGCTGCCGCGGCTGCTATCAACATTGCGCCGGCGCCAATACACATATCGCATATCGACAAGTAACCTTTACTCTCAATCTCAGTCTGGCATCCGTCTCCGATCTGCATTTTCGCCATAAGTTCGCAGACATGATAGGGTGTAAAAAACTGCCCGTGCCAATGGCTTCCAAGATTGAGATTCATATACAGCTTTCCGAGGAAATCCTGATTGGGGTTTTCTTCCAGAGCCATTGTTATAATCCCAAGCATCTGTGCCGGAATGTCAACCCCGCCGAGATTTTGGATTGCCCTCTCATACTGCTTTTCCCTTCTTTCAAACGCCTCATTTCTGCGGTCAACCGCATTGCATATACTGCATGCCATCACTGTCATTAAGTCTTCCCAGACCTGCCATGCGCTTCGGGAGTATGTCAGCTGATCGAAAAGCTTCAGGAATTCCTTTTCTCTTTCATTGACCGTTCCAATATGCTTTATCCTCGCCACCCACGCATCGCCTCCTTACTGAGCCGGTAGTTTAACTCCTTGCCCTGAAGCTGTATGATATTTCCACGACACATTTCAATCAATCTGCTTCCGATGGCTTCATCGAAATCTATGAGTTCACTCGGCATTTTCTCCGTGCTGATGATAAAAGGCATATTGTTCATATAGCGGTAATTCACGATCTCATACATGATATTGATATCCGAATCGGTCAATCGACCTTTCAGAAGATCGTCTATGTAGAGAACGCGGGCTAATGTGTACCTGCTCAGTTCTTTGCTGTATGCTTCCTCATCCACTATGTTCTGCTTAATCTTTGTGACGGCGTTTCTGTATGCCATGTAAGTGACCGCCACCTCGTTTTTCATCAGGATCCCGCAGATAGCAGTTCCTAAATGCGTCTTTCCGGCCCCGACCTGTCCGGCAAACATGATTGAGTTGCATCTGTCGTGTTCTGTGCTGAAAAAGTGTGCAGCATACTGCATTGCTTTATTCTTTGCGTTTTCTAGCTGCCGGTTCCCCAAGGTGTTAAAATTTTCAAATGTCTTTTTGCGAAATTCCTCAGATATCCCGCTTCGCATCAACATTTTTTGGGCTTGCTTTGTATCGCAACATTCGCACTTGCGCGCCACTTCGCAGCCGTTTTCATCCCGCTGGAGAATGTATCCCGTATCTCTGCATTTAAGGCATTCATACTCCGGCCTCTGCCCTATGTCTGCCTCTCGTGCATTTTCTCTCCTGATTCTGTCCATCCTCTGCAGGAATCTGTCCATCTCATCCATGCGGATCACCACGGCTTTCGTTGGCAAGGCTGTCAAAGAGTTCTTTGCTGTAACCGTTCTCTGATTGCCTCTGCTGGTGAGAATTGTTATCATCTGACCTTCTGTACCCTCTATCTTGCTCTCGCGCAAGCCACGAATTGACAAACCTCGTAATCCCACGCTTTGTCTTCCTCTTTTTCGGATTTGACAGACACCAACTCCGCATCACGTTGAACTGTTGCTTTACATCCACGTTTGGGTAAAGTCTTACGTATTCTGCGAATAATGCTTCCGTTGGTCTCCATTCCGATCCGTCATTGAGGATCAGCGCTTCAACATCCGCCTCTGGCTCGGAGGTCTGCTCGCCAGAGCTCTGAGCAAAAGTATTTATATTCTTTTTATCTCTAATCTCTATACTCTTATCTCTAATCTCTGGTGGACGAATGTCGGACATTTGTCCGGACATCTGTCCGCTATCTGTCCCGACAAATGTCTCACTGTTATCCATTAAAAGCCTTGATTTTTCGGCATTTATGGCACTTCGATATTTTCTTTTTCTATCTCCCTCGCTAGAGCTCTGACCTATAAAATTTTGAATGTCAGTCATATAAATTGCACCGTTATCCAAGATTTCAATGAAACCCATCTGTTCCAAAATCTTAATTGCTTTTTTTACGGTCCCAACCTGATGGTTCGTGATCGTGGCAATCATGTCCGGTGTATAGGGAATGATATCCCTATACATCAGACGTCCTTCTTGCCGGAGGCTCCGCAGATACAGTTTTAAGAGGATATCACTGTACACATAGCCATCTTTCATTCCCTGCAGCAGCTTCATATCTTCTGAGTCAAAAAAGCCCTCTTTTAACTTGAGATAGTAGTATGTCTTGTTATCCGCCATCCACATATCCCCCTAACATATCACTTTGCTGCCGTTCTCAGTCTTCACCACATCCAGATTCTGCGGGAACCTTGCTTTCATGGTCGGATCATGCGTAATGGCCATGATCTTGATGCCCGCATAACGCCTCTGAATGGTCTCTAGTGCGTCGCAGTAGGCCTGTATCCCGTCGGCGTCAAGGAAGGGTGGCTCATCTATGAACAGCATCCCCAGCTGGATCCCCGCAGACGATGATTTGATTTCCGCAAGCGCCAGTATCACGGACAGGGAGGCCTTGACCTTCTCGCCGCCAGACTTTGATAGATACGGCAGCGCCGCCTTTCCACACTCTTCGATGAAAATGTCCAGGGCAGCCTTTTCCTTTCCGTTTTTTTGCACCCTCTCCAAGCGGAACTCCACACCCATTTTCCCGCCGGTCATCTGCCCGAGGATCGTATTGGCTGTCGATGTCAGTTTCGGCACAATCGTCCTGATGATCTGGTGCGGGATACCGTCCTGGCTGAATGCAACTTTCAGAATGTCATAATCCGCCGTTTCTTTCGCCATTTCGCATTCCCTGCCATGCAATATGGATATTTCTTCTTTCAGCCTTGCGATCTGCTCAATCTCCTGTGTAAGCGCACCAATGGACATATGGAGAACATTTATTTCCATATCAATGCTTTCAATCTGGGAATTCAGCCTGTTCACTTCCGCCTGTTTCTCCGCAAAGCCGATGTTCTTCAAAAGTTCCTGTGAAAGTTCGGCCTGCTTCTCTGCCAGTTCCTTCTCCTGCTCTGAGATCAACAGTTCCAGTTCGCCGAACCGCTGCGTAGCGTTGGCCAATCTTTCCCTTATAACCGGAAGTTGTTTCTCCTGCTCCAGCCATGGCGGCAATGTTGCCATCTCTAACTCCACCTTCGAATTTTCCTCAAACGCTCCGCGGTACTGTTCCAGCTCTTCCTTTGCCCTCACGGCCTCTGTGGTCGCCTCATCAAGCCGGCCTTCAATATCAGATACTTTTGCCTGCATATTTTCGATCGAGGCTTTGATCAAAGCGATTTCACCGGCTTTCTTCCTGACCTGCTCAGCTTTTGCCACATAAGGATACAGTTCTGCGCAGCGCCGCTCAGCGTCCGCCATCTTTTCCGGCTCATACCCAATTGCATCACGCTTCGCAATCGCCTGATCCACAGTTGCTTTCTTTTCTGCCAGATCCGTTTCCAAAGCCTCCCGTTTTGCCCGGTATTTTTCCTCTTCCCTCTGCAGTTCATCCTTGGATGCCTTTGCTTTCTCCAAGAATTTGCAGTTTGCATTCTCGATATCAATACACCCGCAGTTGTCAGACAGAATAGCAATGTCTTTTCCAAGGAAACTTCTTGTCGAAACGATCATGTTGTCAAGAGCCTCAATCGCCTTCTTGTTACTTTCCTGCGCCGCCTTCGCTTCCTGCACCTTCTGCTCGGATTCCTGATATTTTAAAGCCAGTTCCCTGATGCCATCCAATGTTGCCTTCTGTATCTGGTATTCCTCCGCATTCCGCAGAATTTCATCATCACCGGTAATGTCCTCGTAAGCCTTAAGCCTTTCCTGCTCAGCCATAAGACGCGTCCTTGTTGCAGAGAGGTCTGTATTCAGCGCCGCAATATTTGAATCCGTCCTTCTTACTTCATCCTGCTTTGCGCCGAACAGCGCTACAGAAGCAGCCAGTTTCCCCTTCCGAGCCTCTAATTCGCGATACCGTCCAGCTTTTTCCATGACCATCTGCTCCGTTGCGAGTACCGTCTGGCAGCTTTGAATAATCCCTTCCTGAGTGCCCCTATTCGTCTCTGTATCAGCCTTTTTTGCTGTCAGCGATGAAATAGCCTCTGACAGCTTATTACACCGCTCCTGCGCCTCCTGCAATGAGAGTAGTTCCGCATTCTTCCTGTCACGCTCCGCCGTCACTTCCCTGGCTTTTTCCGACTTCATCTGCAGTTCAGATTTCTTCTGCTCTAACTCAGTCTCTGGATCCCCGTGGTTCTTGATCGTAGCATCATGGATTTCAATTCTTTGCTTCAACCCCCTTGTCTTTGCTCCGAACTCCTTCGCCTTGTCACCAGCAATCCTGTTCATTGCCTCGTAGACTCCAAGTCCGAGCAGGTTCCCGAGGATGACCATCCTGTCCTCTTTCTGTGCCTGCAAGAACAATCCATACTGGTCCTGCATGATCAGGGCGCAGCTCTTGAATGTAAGGCTGTCCATACCGAGGATATTGACGATTTCCTCCTGTGTGTCCTTGTATTTTTCCTTCGAGCGGTCCCGCCAGTCGCCATCCACCATTTCAGAAAGATTAAGTGTCCCTTTTCCGGATCTCGCCCTCGTCCTCGTCACGCGGAAAGTCTTCTCCCCAATCCTGAAAGTAAACATGATCGAGCCAGATCTCGCCTTTTCATCGTTCCTGATCCATCCCGTAAGTTCACCCTCTCGCGGTTCTTCATAGAGGCAGTCTATAATCGCATCCATGAAAAGACTGCTTTTTCCTGCACCGTTCTGCCCGTTGATTGTGCAGAAGCTTATATCATCAAAACTGAAATGTTCTTCCACATAGTTGCGGTAGTTCCTGACCTCAATTTCCACCGGTTCAAAGATTCCTGTCCCAGCAGCCATCGACATACCGGCCTCTGCCTGTGCAATGATCGGCCTCGCTTTCAGAATCAACTCCTGTATCTGCGCATCCTCATACTGCTTATCAGCGAGATATTGGCGAAGATTTTCTTCCGGATCCGTTGTGCCTGACAGATCATTCCGGTCAACCGCCTCATCAACCTTCTCCGGCAGTATGTCGGCCACGTAGAAGGCGCCGTCCTCATACAACGCTTTCTCTATAAGCGCTGTGTTCAGGGCCTTTCTATTCTCGTATGAGCATGTATATAGTATCCTCACGATCTTTCCATGAACCCCGCCGTTATACCGCCACCAGTTGAATGCCACCTCATCCAAATGTCCAAGATTGACTGCCGTGATATCCGTATCGGTAAAGTGAAAAGTGACAAACTCCCGGTAGGGTGTCTCATGGAACTCTGATTTCCACCCGTCATCCGTACATTCGTGGATCCAGAAACCCCGCTCCTGCCCCTCGTCATTGAATGTTATGGTGTTTACGGCGCCGCAGTAATAGCAGTTCTCCACATTTGGAAGCTTCTGCGGTCTGTGGATATGCCCCATCGCGATCAGGTCAAAACCTGCCGCAATCAAACTCTCCGGCGGGAGGACGGGTTCAAACTGAGTAAGCATCATCACCTGTCCGCTTTCCGCGTTGCATCCTGGAATCGTATAATGGGACATGAGGATGCTCTTTTTCTGCGGATCGCACAGCGCTTTCAGACCTAACACCGCATTCGCAAGCTCTTTCGTCAGTACCTCATGCTCCTCCTCTTTACCGAGACCCGGATGTTCGGCACGAAACGTACCTCTGTCAAACCCCGGCAAAACCGCAATATCAAAGTTATCCGTCTGGATTATCTGTGGCTCAACTACGATCCTGACATTCGGCACCAGTTCAAAGTGTGCCTTTAATTCATAAAACGCCTCTATGCTATCGTGGTTCGGAGTGCCGCGCATCACAATCACCAATTTGCAGGACTTCGCCAAATTCATGATGATGTTCCGCGCTTGCAAAACCTCATTGTGACTCCTGCCCTGCCAGGTCTCTGCTCTGTCAAAAATATCCCCGGATACCAAAGCGAGCTCCGGCCTTTCGGTTTCTGCAACACGCACCATTTTCTCAAGGCATTTCTGAGTGTCGAATGAACGGAGGTTTACTCCGCCCTTTTCCGGCCCCTTAAAAGAACCGATATGCCAATCTCCTGTATGTAAAATCTTCATCTTCCTGCTCCTTTCTGTCCGCTCCGGACAACCTTCTGGCACTGGTAACACAACGGCCTGCCAAATTTTTCCACACTATAATTCCAGACCTTCTCCGCAATATGCTGCCCGCACTTGTCACAGTAAAAGTCATCCTCCCGCACTTCCCCGTCCTGATGCTGGTGCTGCTGCTCTACTTCCGGGATGCTTTCTTCTTTATAGGTCCCGTCAATATAGCTGTCGTAGTCTTCGCCGTCGGCGGCCTCTATCGCTGAATGACCGTTCTCTGGAACCTTTGTCTCAATCTGCTGTATACTTGGCGCGTTTCCAAACAGCCGCTGCGACGACTGGAACATGTTTTCAATCGCCGCCCTTTTTACTTCATCATGGTTGAGGTTCGGGACCAAATAGGCCACCACGAAAGGCTTTTTCAATTCTTCAAGTGTGTAAGTACCCTTGATATGCAGTGCCGTCCGTATAGCCCCGTTCAGCGCCTTTGCCTCACAGATTTGAGGAAGGTGCTTCATAAACTCCACCCTCTGTTTGGCTGTCATCCCCGGTGTGGTATTATCCACGATGATTTCGTGCGTGTCGTCAACAGTCAGAACCTCCCCTGTAAGCTGGGGGACAGATACCGTGACATGGTATGCAACATCCTTGTTACGGCAGTTCCCGCACTGCACTACCTTCCCACTGTTCTGGTTAACCGAAACACACTTCAGACAGGTTGTTGGAATCACATGTTCACTCAGGATCATCTTGATGCCGGCACCGTCTGCCAGTTTCTTTAACCCGTTTTTAGTGATCGCATACAAATTCGGTGTCGCTGGATAAAATTTCCCGGTCTTGTCATCTGTATACTCCCGTCTCGCTTTTTGCTGTATGTACACATCCCCCTTGTTAGGATCAGTGTCCAAGCTGATAACTTGGATCACAGGTGACTTGATATCCGGCACCTCTACCATTACATCTGTATTGCCGAGCAGATTGTACTGGGAAAGCGGATACTTTGATGAAATAGACAATTCATTCATAGACATTCCCTCCATATTGTTTTTTAGACTTGATTTATAAAGCAGGAACTGTTACAATATGGGTAGCCTTTGGAGCGCCATGTTCATTGAACTGGTGCTCTTTTTCCATATCAAAGAGTGTCCTGCATAAATCCATCGTGAAACGCGAAAAAGCATTGCTTCTTACATATTCCTCGGTCAGCTTTACAAGGTACCAGTGCTGCAGTATAACCGGTCTTGCCTCTCGGCTGTATATGTATTGCTGCTTTCTCTGAGCGCATCCAAGCGCCTCCTCAAATTGTTCGTCTGAGATGTCGAACCCAAGAAGCTCCTGCACCTCTTCTTTTCTTACTCCCACCATTGATCCTCCTTCTTGCCTTCCTGCTTCTCCAAAGGCAGAAAATAATATGGACAGTCCTGTATGATACATATGTGGTAAACAGAATTAGAAAATATTCACCGCCGATCGCAAAATAGCCTCTTGTAAGGTATGCCTGCTGGATGCTCAAACATCCTACCGCGGAAGTCGCCAGAAGCGGCACAAGCACATGCGCCATATACCACCCGGGATATCTGGATAAGCTATCAAACCTGTCCCGCAATTTTTGTATCATAAGCCAGCCCCTTTCCGTCTAAGATAAACGAATACTGCCCCGTCCCTCTGTTCGGCCTTATTTTTTTGGCAAAAAATTCAGACCGCTTTTCCTGCTCACTTTCACAGTCACAACGCTCTCCCGGATCCAGCGTCGCCCCGCATAGCTTACATGTATTGTAAAATGCCATACCGCACCTCCTACTCTTCGTTGATAACCTTGTCCACTTCCTCGATAGGAATGCCAAAAGCATCCGAAAACAGATACTTATTCGCCTTCCCAGCCGGAAACGGGTGACTACCGTTTTTCTTAGCCAGCTTATTTATCTCACGGACGATATCATACGCTTTGCTTTTCCCGCACCCCAAAAGCGCCGCCACATCTTCCTGTGTAACAAATATTCGTGTGCTTTTCCTAACACTTCCCGGTGCTGTTGTTAATGCGCTCATACCCGATCAACCTCCCTCCAGCTTTCCGGCAGCTGCTGTCCGATACGTTCCAAGTCATGTGGCAGATCGCTTACCGCATAAATCTGCTTCGTCTCCGCATCCATGATGTCCCCAAATACATTCAGCGTTAACGTCATGCTCGCCCCTTCCGAATCGATCAGCTTTACCTTATCCTTGTCAATCGGAAAAAGCAGAACGCTATCCGGGTGGAAATTTATGTAGATGTATTTCTTAATCAGCTTTTGTGCTGTCGTCATAATGGATCCTCCTGCATATTCTTCTTAACCCAAAGTTTCATACTCTGTGCTATCTGCTCAAGTTCCTCCAGATTACAAAGTACCTTCTGCAAATCTGCCTTTTCATCCTCTGCAATCACTCCATCCGAAGTGATATCTAACAAGATTTCCCTCGTTTCTTCCACTTTTCGAAAAGTTGCTAATGCTCTGAGGGATATCCGATCCAGTTCCTCCACACTGGCTTTTGGGATATTACAGCCAAGCGGGCACATATTTGTGCAGTAGTAGTTTTCAAGTTCCGGAGCATTATATAAATCCGACATCTTCACCACCATATCCGGTGGTATTACTTTAGTCACTCCAAGTTCATAGTCAGATAATGTTGAAACTGATACTCCAAGCAGCTCGGATGCACTTTCTTTTGAAAACAGCCTGTCATTATACAATGCAGCTTCTAATCTCGCCTTACAAAATGGATTATCTGCGGCCTTCGTTGGTCTGCGTCCCATACTACTTTTACCTCCAATCTGCAATTTCAAATGCTTTCACCATTACTTGCGAATGCTGCAAGGACGACATCTTGGCCATTTCTAATACTTCTCTAAAATCCTGTACCGAGATCTTTGCTTCATCTGCTTTTAGCATAATTTCCCATAATAACCATTCTTTAGGATCAATCTCTTTCAATGCATCATGGCGGCTTTTAGCAATACATTTTAAATTATTTTTCTCGTCTTTCTCATGGGCATTTCCCTCATATCTAGGGCTTTTCATAGCACTTTCTCCCATTTTTCTTCTTACCTCCTTACCATATAATGGAATAAATTCCAGACCGCATACCCGCTATTGCTACGCCAGCGGCATGTCCACTTTAAGCGCGCTGCTGATGAGCTGCATTGTTTCATCTGGCACTACTACCCTTCCGTTAATGATCGCGGAAATATACGATCTGGAAAGGCTTGTCTCCCTGCTCAGGCTGTCCAGTGTCTTGCCCATCAATATCATCTGCGCTTTACACTGCCTGCCCCATGGAGACAATTCCCGTTTCTTTCTTTCCATGGCCTGCTCCTTTCTGTAATTTTTTACTTTAACGTGTTGCAATAATGTGTTAGAATAATTTTGTATAATTAGATATTTTTATACGGAGGTACAAAAGTATGGACGTAACCCGCGAAGCTTGGAAAGAGCACCTCGTAATGATTGGCGAAGCCACATTTCACTCTGCACATGAAAAAGCCTTAAACGAGATTGCTCCCGATGGGAATTTTTCACAAATGGCGTGGAATGAGGCAAATTCCATTGCTATACTGGATGCGGTTGCAGCGATGATAGTAGAGAACGATACTGCTCATCAATAATCCGCAAGTGTTCCTCCAATTGCTGTTTGATCGCCGGCGCGGATTTGTCCTTTGATTTATCCGCCTTAGAAATGCTCAGCGTAATCCGTCTGCGCCTTACAGACAGCAGAGATAATTGATCCATCATGAAGCATTACCTCCTTTCTCCAGACAACCCAGAAATAAACAAATAGGAGATGATCGTATGTTTCTAACCCCTGAAAATGCAGAGATGCTTAAAAACCGTACCATGGAACGCCTTAGCCGGACGCTCCCGGAAGGAGACAGCCTTGCAAAACAGTTCACCGAAATTTCCCTGCGTACCACAATAACGGCTCTGCAGGAATACGAACGGATGTTGGAAGATCAGAATTCATAGGCCGCGTCTCCGGTATCGCGGAACTCTTTATTAAGAGCCTCACTGACCTGCTTTACAGGGTCGATATTAGCCACCGTGTTTTCGAGCCGCTTGATCCGTTCTTCCATGTTTCCTCTGCATTTCCTACGGTGTCCGGCTGCGATTTTGATACGCACGGAAATTTCCATGCCGCCTCCTTTCCCCGGTTGCCGCCGGTGATTGTGGTGTTTTAGTGTAACTTGTTGTTGTTTGTATTTATAATAATCCCCATTTGTGAACTTGTCAATACATTATTTCACTTTTGGGGATTTGGTGGTTATTATGATAACTCAAAGAATGTTAGATTTATTGGATAGCAAGTCTTTAAAAATGGTAGATTTATGCAGATATCTGAACATAAACACCAGTACTATGACGAATTGGAAAAATAGAGGCACCGACCCTCCAGCAAAATATATAATCCCCATTTGTGAATTTTTAGGTGTCTCTTGCGAATATTTTTTAACAGGAAAAGAAGATTCTGCTTTAACCAGCCTTTCCATTGACGACGCAGAATGGCTAACTCTCATTCACAAATTGCCAAACTCCAAACGAAACGAATTTAAAGCTAGAATTGAAGGTTATTTAGAATGCTACGATGACTCCGTTGCAGCGGATAAGTCATTAGAAAAAACTGGAACTACCAACTCGGCAAAATAATACCCTTCGAGTGGTACCGAAGGGGAAAAGGAAATAAGTCATGAAAAGTGATGTGCCTATAGTTGATGTCGAGAACAAAGCTTTTATTACAAAAGAACCTTTGCCTTTACCTTTTGCACATTATCCAGGAATTGTAGGTCCATTTATTGGTTTTTCTGAGGAAGAAAACAGTGATATATTTTTTTGTAGTTGATTCAAAAAAACCTTTGAAAATTATTTTTACCAAAAAAGAAAAGTCCATACTGTATATTCCGGTGAAATGTATAACTATATTTTATCCTCTAAATATTTTCCGTATGATTTTGTTAAACAATTATTGCAAGAAAACATCCCATCAACGCAAGAGGCTGTTCTTAAAAAAATATATTTTAAAGATCATTTATGCCATCAGTGTAATTCTATTTCCCCTAAATATCGTGTTAATTATTGCAATATGTCTAAATTTGAATTGCAGCATGCATGGTATATTGAAAAAATAAAGTACGATCTAGGAATTTATACTGGGGAGTTTTCTGAAAATTTTCCTGTTGACCCGCTAAATACTCTATTAGAATGCTGGGAATTAAGCAATAAAGGTCAGATTCTGGCAACATCAGGGAAATATGCTGAGGCCTCTAAATATTACAATGCTTCTTCAAAAAAGCACACCATATTTCATCGGTGGCTGGAAAATCAAGTCCGTGCTGCCTTTAATTACCCTCTTATAGGTGATCGTTGGAAAGAAGAAACTAAACTATACAAAATTGTGCAATCCTTATATCCAAATTTTAATATCGAGCGGCATTATCGTCCCGACTGGCTGGAGAAATTGGAGTTAGATATTTTCATACCACAAATACCATTAGGAATTGAGTATCATGGGATTCAACATTTTCAACCAATTGACCATTGGGGCGGTGCCGAAGGATTGAAGAAACGTCAAGAACACGACTTTAGAAAATTAAAACTTGCTCAAGAAAATAATGTACCTATAGTCTATTTTACATACGAAGATAACCTAACCAGTGAATTAGTATTTGATCGAATTGGACATTTTCTTAACGAATAAACAGGTAATCAATAAAAAAACAATATATTGAGGTATTGCCATGCCATCCTACAAATATACCTTAAAAAACGGAAAAGTCATGTGGTACGCCGCATTCAATTACACAGATTGGACCGGTCAGAACCGACACACATGCAAAAGAGGTTTCAAAACGCAGCGGGAAGCAAAGGAGTATGAGAGATCGGTCTTGGATCAGGATAAGAACACCAGCGACATCCTGTTCGTTTCCCTTGTGGAAAACTATATGAAAGATATGGAACATCGGCTGAAACCTACCACGATGGAGAATAAACGTTTCATCATCGAAGGCAAGCTGCTCCCGTACTTCGGCCGACTGAAAGTATGTGATATTGACACCATAAAAATCCGTAAATGGCAGAACGAGCTTCTCTCATATCGGGACGAAACCGGGAGACCGTTCTCACAGACATATCTCAAGACAGTCAATAACCAGCTTTCGGCACTGATGAATTATGCCGTAAAACACTACCGACTCCCTTCCAATCCGTGCAAAGCTGCGGGCAGTATGGGAAAAAGTAAGGCAGACGAAATGAACATCTGGACACAGGAGCAGTACGAGCAGTTCTCCGGCGCTATCCAGAAGTCTTCTGTAAAGTTGGCTTTTGACATCCTGTTCTATACTGGCATGCGATCTGGAGAACTTCTGGCGCTCACCCCTGCAGACATCCTTCCGGCAAAGCGGATAGATATCAACAAGAATTATGCCAAGGTTAAGGGTGAAGACCTGTTTCTGGAGCCGAAGACAGCAAAAGCCAAGCGGTGTATCTCCATCCCAGACTTCCTATACGATGATATCAATGAATACATATCAAAGCTCTATGGGATCGAAAAAGGGGACCGCATCTTTTATTTTACAAAATCCGCCCTGGAAAAAGAGATAAAGCGCGCCGCGGAAAAGGCCGGGCTGGCGCCGATCAGAGTCCACGACTTGAGGCACAGCCACGCAAGTATGCTGATAGAACTCGGTTTTACCCCGCTGGAGATCGCAGATCGTCTTGGGCATGAATCGGTGAAGACCACCCTTGATACCTACTCCCATCTGTATCCTGACAAGGATCAGAAGCTGGCCGACCGGCTGAACCAGTTTCGCAGGACGCCGGAAGAAAGCACTTGAAACTGTATGCAGATTGTGGTAAATTAAACATAGGAAAAGCACCCACTCCAAAAGTGGATGCTCCCGGTGTTGGTTTTGCTCTTACGAGCGTCGCCTATCCTGTGGGCTGGACAGGATAGGCATTTTTATTTTCGCTTATTTCTCTTATCGAGAAAGGTAAGCAATGCTACGATCAGACTGCCGAAGGAAATCAGTAAGCCGATTATCCCTAGAAATATCAAAATGATATCTGCAGCTGCCATAAGCACCACCTCCCTTCCTATGTATTCCGGCAAGCCGGTTTTCAAAGGCCGGGAGGCTACCGCCCCTGTCATGGGTGCTTTTCCGTATTGAGATTCTATCACAGTTCGTCCGGAATTTCAATCTGAATCCTGATTCGCGGAATATATGGACGGACTTCAAATATCAATCTCAAAACAATCTCACAAAGAAAAAACAAAGTCTGGAATGCCGCTATTTTACGCGATTTCCAGCCAAAATGTCCCCTATTCGAACTCAATCGTCCCCGGCGGCTTACTGGTCAAATCATAAACCACCCGATTAACCCCCTTCACCTCATTGATAATCCTGTTCATAACCGTCTGCAGCACCGCCCAAGGTATCTCCACACTCTCCGCCGTCATAAAATCAATCGTCTTGACCGCGCGCAGCGCCACGGCATAATCATATGTTCTCTCGTCTCCCATCACGCCGACGCTGCGCATGTTCGTGAGCGCCGCAAAATACTGATCCGGTTTCCATGGCGCCGGTTCGCCATGCTCCTTAGCATATACTATGGCCGCCTTGTCTACTTCCTCCCGATAGATTTCATCTGCGTCCTGCACGATATGCACTTTGTCAGCCGTCACGTCACCGATGATGCGGATGCCAAGTCCCGGTCCGGGGAACGGCTGTCTGAACACAAGATGTTCGGGGATTCCAAGTTCCAGCCCAACCTTACGGACCTCGTCCTTGAACAGGTCTCGGAGCGGCTCAATGATCTCTTTAAAATCCACATAATCGGGAAGGCCTCCCACATTGTGATGAGACTTGATCACCGCGCTCTCGCCGCCCAGTCCGCTCTCCACCACGTCGGGATAAATAGTGCCCTGCACCAGAAAGTCCACCGCCCCGATCTTCTTCGCTTCTTCCTCAAATACACGGATAAATTCTTCGCCAATGATCTTTCTTTTGCGTTCAGGTTCTTCCACCCCCGCAAGTTTTTTATAAAAACGTTCCTGTGCGTTAACGCGGATAAAGTGCAGATCATAGTTTCCTTTCGAACCGAAAACAGCCTCCACCTCATCCCCCTCATTTTTACGCAGCAGGCCGTGATCCACAAATACACAGGTCAACTGGCTGCCGACCGCCTTGGAGAGAAGAACCGCCGCCACAGAAGAATCCACGCCGCCGGAAAGGGCGCACAGCACTTTGCCGTCACCCACTTTGGCACGAATAGCGCCAATGGACTGCTGCACGAAGGAATCCATCTTCCAATCGCCCGCGCACTGACATACCTTGTAGACAAAATTGGAAAGCATTTTCGTGCCTTCGGCTGTATGCAGTACTTCTGGATGAAACTGAATCGCATAGAGATTTTTCTCCGTACTCTGTACGGCTGCGACAGGACAGTCCGCCGTATGCGCTACGATTTGAAAGCCCGGTGCGACCTTAGAAATATAATCGTTATGACTCATCCAGCATATGGTCTTATTTTTGTCCCCCTCGTGATCGGGATGGGTTTTTGCAGGCGCCGTACCGTCTATGGCCTGTCCCACGCCTTCAAACAGGGGTGAATGGTCGTTCACAAACAATTCCGTCTTTCCGTACTCCTTGATTGGCGCCCGTTCGACCTTACCGCCCAAAACCTGCATCATCACCTGTGCCCCGTAACACAACCCCAGCACAGGAATCCCCATTTGGAACAATTCCGCAGAACAGGAAGCGGCTCCCGGCTCATAGCAGCTGTTCGGCCCTCCTGTCAGGATAATGCCCTTCGGCTTCATCTCACGTATCTTTGACAATTCTGTCTTATAAGAGTAGATTTCACAGTAGACATTACATTCCCTGACGCGGCGCGCCACGAGCTGATTATACTGCCCGCCAAAATCCAACACGATAACCGTTTCTCTTTCCAT